TACCGACAAGCTCAAGCTCGGAATTCACCGCATCAAGATCTGTCTGTAGAGAAAACTGCGATCGATCCTCAAGTTTCGAAAACTCTTCGATCAGCAGAGAAACCTGTGTCGTCAGAGATTCAAATTTACCAACCGCAACCTCTAACCCTGGCAGCAAAGCAACCGTCAAGCGCGTCGAAATTCCGTCAAAAGCCTTGCCTACACGATCCATCTGATCATTGAACCGCTCCGCCGCCTCTCCCGCCTCCTGATCAAATGTCAGGCCAAGCCGCTCAGCTTCGAACTGCATTTCCCGGAGGCCATCACTACCAGCGTTCAGAAAGCTGATCAGTTTCGGGCCGCGTTCCTCGCCAAAAATCTTCATGGCCAGCGCCGTCTTGCCCGCGCCATCCGCCATCCCGGCAAAGCGATCCGCAACGTCAAACATGACCTGATCTGCGCGGCGAAACTGCCCCTCGGCATCGCGCCACGATACGCCGAGCGAATCCAGCGCACGCGAAAAATCAGTCGGCCCGCGCGCTGCGGATTGCGCATTGCGAGCAAAGTTCCGGAATGCTTTGCCCAGGTCATCTACCGACGCACCTGACAGTTCTGCCGCATGCTGCAAGGAGGATAGCTGCTCGACGGGTACGCCTATGGACCGGCTCATCTTGGTCAGCCTGTCGAGCTCAGTGAGAACCCTGCTGACTTCCCCGGAGATCTTCGCAGCGGAGAACGCCGATGCCATCGCGGCCCCGGCAACTCTGATCGCTTTCGCGGATATGCCGAATTTCCGCTCAAGGCGGCCAAGCACACCTTCCGCTTTCTTCCCGTCTTTTGCGAACTCACCCGCATTCATGCCCAGCACAACGCGCAGGGCACCTATGACAGCGCTAGCCATTAGTTGAGCCTCAAGCCTTTGCTTTGGATTTCAGACATTCTGTATGCGGATGTAATTATGCGGACACCCGGCGATACCGAGCGTCCGCGCCATCACGATGAGCCGTAGGTTTCGAAATATATCTCTTCGACTTCGTCTTCGGTCATCCGGCCATACATGCGGACCGGCCTGCGCGCCTCGATGAGCCACCACAGCTCAATAGGCTGCATCCGCCAGAATTCAGACGGGCTTACCCAGCCTTGCCCAACCGCTCCTTTGTAGAGCGCTTCGACCGTTTTGAAGCCGTCGCCTGAGGCTTTCCCAAAGGGGGCGCTCCCCCTGGTTTGCCGCCAAGCGCGCTTGGCGGCACCATCATCACGAGAAGCATGTTGATCGAATCAATGATCTTGCGCTGAAGATCGCCGCCGCTGAACATGCCCTCATAGGCTTCTTCATCCGTGACATTCGCCCCGGCATAGCGAAGTATGCCCGCGAACGCTTTAGCGATGGCCATGATCTTCGGCCGCCCGCGCCTTAGCGCATCGATCATTTCCGTGAAGGTGATGTGCTCTTCGATGATGGCGATCGCGCCAAGCACCTTGTCGCCCGGAATGGTGAATTCCTCATCCTTCCAGGCGAGCTTTACATCTTGGAATATCGCCATGATTATGCCGCCGGTGTGTAGGTCGTAGCGCCGGTTGACTGCAATGTCGCATCGAAAGTCGTTGCGTCATTGTAGGTCCCGGTCTCGTTGTAGTTGGCGAGATAGAAATCGCCCGAGATCACACCGCCATCGGGATAGGTGAGCGTGGCGGTTTTGGTGCGAGAGCCTGAGAACCAGTCCCGCTTGAGCTGATCCTCACGCGTCACGCCGCTCAGGCTGATATCGACCTGATTTTCTGCGGCGACATCCAGCAGCTCGCGCCAACCGCCGGAATCATCAGCACTCGTATCAACCGGCTCGCCGTTGAGCGCGACGCCCTTCTCCCGAACGCCGGGAATTTGCGTAGGCGTGGCCGGTGATGCGCCATCATCACCCCATGTGAAGGTGATAGCGCGCCCTTTAAAACTTGGCATGAATCAGTCCCCTTGAGTTTGCGTCCAGACAGAAAAATCTAGAGAAGTACGGAAGGAATATTCAGCAGCGTTGCTGCCGGTCTCGCGAAGGTCGCGCTCGTCATCGAGCATGATGTTCGCGAAATTCGTTGAGCCGACTGTGCCATCGAAAGCGGAAAGCCGGTCGATCACAGCGCGCGCTACAAGCTTGGCCTGGCTGTAGGTTGCGGCCCAACAATCGAACTGAACGCGCGCCTCGTTCAGCCCGGTCTCGCCCTCGTCCGCATACTGCGGCGCACCGCTGATACGGTTCATGACGATAGCCGGAAGCGTGGAGCCTTGAGGCAGCGATCCAGGATGCACTCGATTGGAGACGAGTGCCGACAGCTCGCTATCCGCGAGCAGGTGGGCAATCAACGCTTCTTCCATGATTTTATTGATGGCTATTTGGATGGATTGTAGAACTTGGTTCGGTAGTCGTTTCGACTTGGCTATTTTATTGGAGGAAAGAAAATTGGCCTATCCGAACGAAGATTTTTGGGCGGCGCTTCATGATGGTCGTGTCGTCGAGGTCGGTGATAATAAGAGATACACCCTTTCAATTGTGGATTGTGGCGTGCTGCAGATGCCGTCTGGGCAGCTGATTGCCTGCGATCCGTTTGTTGGGTTGGAGCCGGTGGAAAATGCATTCCTGACAATCTCACCGGGGCAATATCGTGTCATTGTAACTCTTGCTGATGTCAGCACAGAGCAGGATGGTTCTCATTTAAGGGAGGCCTATGCGACGTTGATTCTTGATGAATCAGCGCAGGAGCTATCAAGAAAGATCATTTCGCCAACCATAGACGAATTGCAGTCGATCCCAGGCGAGATGAGTAAGGAGGGAGAGTATCAGGGCTTTTTTGTTGATGCCGGAACCGCCTGTTTCGTTGACAACATCGCAGTTCAGCAATGCATGCCAAAAGGAGACTGGTGCGAAGAACTGTTTGAAACTGATGCCCCAAATAGTTGGTTCGACGCAATGGACGACCCTGACCAGATCCGTAATGGGATTGCCAATATCGTTCTTCCTCATGCTCAAAATGGAGAGAATATTATTCTAATCCATTCAGGCTGGGGCGACGGTGTTTATCCGGTCGTAGGTGGTTATGATGAAGCCGGAAATCTCATTCGCGTCCATATCGACTTCATGGTCGTCTTTGATGACCGAATTCTGAAACAAGAGTAATCACTATCACCCCTTGACCTTTGTAACTAGGCGCAAGCGACGGTCAACAACCTTCATAATTTCCGCCCACAGATCATCTTTGATGCCAGCTAGAACACCGCGATTTTCGGCATCCCAGGCAGGGCGCATGAAAGGTTGAGGCGGAGCGTCCTTTGTCCCGAATTCCTGAAGATGCGCTTGAGGATGAGGCCCGGCCCCGGCATACACTTCGACATCGTTTCGATCCGGCTTGCGATGCCTGCGTTTCTGCCGCTTGCTCAGGCGCGTACTGACAGCAATGCTTTCCTTCAGTTCACCCTCATCCTCCGGGGCATAGCCTCGCGCTCGATCTGCGACGGGCTTCAGGCGCTTTTTGCCAACGCGCCGAAGCACGCTTTTGGCCGTGGAGTCTGGGAGTTGCCTGAGAGCATCCTTGACCTCGCGAAGCCCTTCAATTTTGACCTTAACCTTCATTCCGCACGCGCCACGGCATCAATCTCAAGCCAGCGATTACGCTTCACCTCACGGATGGCCGTGATGTTGAAGGTGCGGCTGTCATAGGCAATCCGATCCTTTGGATTGACATCCGCAATGTCAGACGTCCGAAGCACGGTAAAGCGCATGGTGATCTGGCTACCCACTTCTTGCGCCCGGTAGCTTTCGCCCGCGCTGGCGTCCATATGCTTTGCCCAGACCGTTGCGAGGTCAGCCCAGGTCTCAACCGGCTCATTGAACTCGTTATGAGTGATTGTGGCGCGCTGGATCGTGATGCGCTCTTTGCGCGAGCCGCCGCTGGCCATCGTCAATCGTCCCCCTCTTCCTGCCACGTGCCCAGGTAATAGGAAACCTGAACTTATAAGATGACCAACTGGGTATATAAATAATGTAACGGCCAATTTCTAATCGATGAGGGGAATAATGAATAAACTTAAACAGGATGACTCCAAAATATGCAATGAGCAGCATAGTAACGCAAAAGCAACCGCGAGATTGATACATTATGCAGCTCGCGAGACACAGGAACTTGGATTAAGGGAGTGCAGTTTGTTGCTGCATTTCATCGTTGATGCGATCTGCATGAAGTTCGACCTTCGAGCTAGTGACGTGGGCCGTGATGATGCACATCAATAAAACCGTATCAGCCGATAGGCGCTGATCAGAGCTTCACGCGCCTCGAAGCGCGTCCCGCTGCTCATATCTGCCTCGCCACGCATTTCGAAGGCGTCGGCGACGGCAAAGAGCAGCGCGTGAATTATCGCGGCGGGCACTTCGCTTGCCGTCCATCCGGCCGTGAAATGGATGGTGACAGGCGCGGGCGCTTGGCGATCGACAGACGGCCAGTTTCCACCGCTGACAGGCGTAACCACGCCGCCATCATCACCGCGCAGACCTTCGCGGTAATCCGTACCCGCCGGGCTTCCCGACGATGGCCCCGTGAGGCTGAAGGTCTGATTGCCTGAGACATATTCGATTTGCTCCACGGATTGCGTCTTGCCGCGCGGCAGGCGGATGGCTTGCAAGCTCGGAATCGTTGATCCGCCGCGCGGGAAATCGCGCAGCACCCAGCGATGCGGCCGGGCAAAGATGGTGCGATGCATGGCATTCTCCGCCCAATCAATCGCGGCGAAGAGATAGACCGGCAAAAGCGCATCGAAGTCCGCGCTGTCGATTGCCGCATGCGCCTTGATCAGATCAAGATCGACGGGCAGAGGCGATCCGGCCAGCGGATCGATTTCAAGCCGTAACGGGGAGTGCATCTTGCAGGTCCATCATCGGAAAGGATTTGAGCGCACTGAGAGGCGTGCAGGTGATAATCTTGATGTGATCAGGCAGCTTCTTCGCCGCGCGCTCAAAACTGGAAATAAAGGGGCGTAATTGCACTGGCGGCATCCCAGCCGAGTGACGGCCCAGGAGCCGCCACGATGACCGCCTGGTCAGCCCAGCGCGGATTTATTCTTTGGAGGCCGACCACGAGATTTGGTTTTTGCGACAGGCTCGTTTGCAGGCTGGGATGGAGATTCGGAAACTATAGGTTCGCTCGGCGGATCGACCGTTGGTTTGAGCTTGGGTTCAACCTTCGTCGCTACGCCGTGCCGAAACGCTAGATCGGCATCCGCACGGCGCATATCCTCCGGTACGCGATACGTACCCGGATGAATGAGCCTTCGACGATCCGGCCGCCACGGCCGCGAAATCATGATGCGATAGTCCATATGTCTAAGGGGCACGCTTGACGCGTACCCCTTCCCTCATAAGAGCTTCAGATGTTTCGCTTAGATCGTGCGCAGGAACTTCAGCGCATCATTGTTCGTCACAATGCCGCCTTCGCGCCGACGAATGTAGAAGCGGACAAACCCGACATTGGTCACCTGATCCCGCGTGATTCGGAGACCGACGCGATCGGCGAGCGTATAGGCCCGGCGATAGTTGCCGAACGCAATCGGGAAGTTGTTTGCACCAACGTCATCCATCTGTTCCCAGGTCTCGACCATATAGCCGAGCAGACGATCCGGCTGGCCCATCTGCAGGCCGGGCTGCCAGTGATAGACGCCGTCGGACGTTTTCAGCTTGCGAACATTACCCATCGTCACGGAATTCATGGTGAACGTAGCCCCGGCGCGATAAGCCGAGTTCAGCGTGTAGACCAGATCGAACAGGCTGTCCGCGACAATACCCGGCGAAGCTGGCGACTGCGCCGTATCCGAAGAGATAAACTGAAACGCCGATGCATTGCGCAGCGGCGAGGCAAAATCAGGCGTCGTCACCGGCGTTGTATCGAGCATTCCGGTCGGCTTGCTCGTGCCGTCACCGCGAATGACAGCCTCACCTTCCTGCAATGCGAATTCCTGAGCGGCCTCTTCGGCAAGCCAGGCTTCGACATTGAAGAAAATGTCATCGAGCGACCATTCGGAAACCTGCGGATAGGCATACAGCTCCCCGAAGGTCGGCGCGCGCTCACGGATTTGCGACGTATTCGTTGCCGTCCGCGAACCCGACTCGCCAACCCAGCCCGAGGAAGTCCCGCGCGTGTTGACCAGTTCCTTGTAATCGGACGTACCTGCACGAACGACCTTCACGAGGCGACGCACCGGTGAGAACAGCAATTCCATACGCTCGATTTCCCGGCTGATTTCCTCCGGGACAGCGAAGCCGCCACCGGCCGGACTACCGATCGTGACATCCTTGGCTTCGAGCATTTTCCGCTGCTGATCCTGCAACTTCTGTTCATGCAGCGGCGACTGGCCCTTGTTGCGCATCCAGTCAACGAAGGTTTCCTTGTACTCGTCCTGACGCTTGACCGAGGCGGTCTTGCCGGGCGATGACGCCGAAGCTTCGAGTTCTTCGACGCGCTCGCGCAGGAACGTCTGCTCGGTCTCGATCTTCTTTTTCTGATCGACCGCCTTCGCGAGAGCGTCGTTGATCTTGGTCAGCTTCTGATCGAGTTCGCCGGCCTCGGAAGTCTTGCCTTCGGCAAGTGCCTCGATGCGCTCATCGTTGGTCTTTTTGAATTCCTCGAACGCTTCACCGATCTGATTGATGCTGCGGGTCAGCGCAGCCATAGAGGTATCGTTCTTCGCCTCCAGAAGAGGCGAGTTCTTGAATTCCAGAGTCATTGAGTTTCCTCGCGAGAAGGGAGTTAGTACTTCA